ATAACATAGGTAACAGTCCTAGTGTGACCTTAGATAACGGAGGTGGTGGTAACACGAATCTAGGTGGTTCAGGTTTCGAGTACACATATTAAATTTACTACAAGGGAAAACCCTGCGGTAGATAAAAAAGTAATTATGCCCTGATGGAATCAGAGACGGCTAGAGCAATCACGCCGACAATGAAAGCCATGACGACATAATTGAGTTCAGTTTCTTCACGGCCAATCGTTGGTTTATCTTCCTCGATTTCGAGTTCCACGACTGGCTTTTGCTGTTTGACTGGAGGATTCAGTTCCTCCAGTGGACAGTACGCTATCATTTATATATATTTAGAGATTAATTTCAGTCTTCTTCTTTCGTCTCGTCCTTTTAGGTTTAGAAGAGTTGACATTTACTTGTCGAACCTCACCACCCGTCGAGTCACCCGAAACGGAGATGATATCGGAAACATCATCCTCATCTTCTTCTTGGATGGTACCAGATGTTCCCATGTTAGTGTTCATGGGAGGTGGAGGCGGCATAGAAATCCCACCCATGAGGCTGGAAATATCAAGTCCGGGACCCTTCATCTCATATTGGCCAGTGCCACCTACGGGTGCATCGACTGCTGGGCCATCAGTATTCCGTGTGGTGTTCTGCACGGCGCTCATCATACTCTTGATGAGATCGGGGTTCTGCTTCATGACATCGTTCATATTGGGCATCACCGATTTGAACATACTATTGGTCAGATGGAACATCATAGCAGAGCCACCGAGCATCATAATCAGCTTGACCTCTGGAGCGATATTCACCTTGGATCGGTACTTCACATAGAGTTCCTCAAAGACGCCATCATAGTCATCCACATTCTCCATCACAGACTCGGACCAACCCTCTAACTGGATCTCAAAGGGGTTATACCTCTTGTTCAAAAACTCGAGACCAGTTACACAGGCGACGAGCATTCGCCTAGAAAATCGTACAGACTGCTCAACATCTATACTGTACGTAATCCTCTTCACTTCCGAACGAAGTTCATCAACATTTGAATAGGCATTCAAACGCTTGTTCACAGCGAACCCCTTCTTCTCTAACCGACCAAGCTTATTAATCAAATCCGCCTTCTCTTCATCGATGGAACCATAACCCTTTGAAGGCTGTTCATCCTGCTGACCAGAACCCATATTCATGTCATCATCAAAAAAGGTTGGTTCATCCTCACCATAATCAATCTCCTCGTCATCACCCGGTGGGGGAGGAGCATTCTGCTTATTGGGGTTCGCGAAAGCATCCATCGCTTCTTGTTGCATCTGGGGTGCGGGTCTGGACATATGGTTCGTGGGTCGTGGAACACGCTGAGGACGGGGAGCAGATATTTCAATCTCATCCATCAGGGCCTGTTCATCTGCATCTAGTTTCATCACATTTGGGGATCCTCGATCGATTACAATTTCTTCGTCCATCTACTCTCTATATGGAAACTAAAAAAATACCTTTAACGCAGTTTAGAAAAAATATATTGGTCTATTATAAATGTTTAAGCTCAACCAGCAGAACCGCAACGCTCTCATGTCCATCGCCATTTTATTGGTGATCATTTTTGCCCTGAGCGCCAACAAGAATATCAGCAACTACCAGCCCATGCCTATTATTATCAAGACTGTGAATGAAAAGTCTATGTTCGATCTTGAGAACAAGATTGAATGTGCCCCTGGTCAGGGTAAGGAGGGTAGTGCTTACACCACCGGTCTCACCCCCGGAGGTGTTTGTGGCGCCCAACAGCTCGTCGGTGAACATGCTGGGTATGCCATCGAAGATGGAATTGGTGGATCTTTAATCTAAGCTAACTATAAATGGCGACCCCAGATCTCAACTATGAATATCACACCATCACGATTGATTCGATTGGTCAGAGTAGTGCGAACACCTTCACATGTTACCTTCAACAACCACTGAAAAATGTTGTTCAGGCTAAGTTATTAGGTGCTCGTATTCGAACAACTACTGCTACAGAACACTGTTATGTATCGATAGACGAACTCGATTCTATCTTTTCTGATCGTGCCTCTAATGTACTCACCGGTCAGGCTTCTATGAGCGTTCTCAGGGGTTCATTTGCCAGTATTGTATCCGATTCGTCTACTGTAGTCAAATTTAAAGATGAGTATCCTATTTTTACTCAGTACATAGACCCCATTCGCCGTTTAGATCGATTCACTGTTACAATTCGTAACCAAGATGGTAACACGATCGCTCGCTCGACCGCCACAGATAAAAATGTTTTAGTCCTCCGATTCATGTGTAGGAAATGTAATATGTAATTTTCTCTTTATAAAGTAAACGATGTCAGCTGGTATCACTCAACTTATTGCCGTTGGTGCCCAGGATGAATATATCATGGGTAAGCCTGAGATATCGTTTTTTAGTTCAGTCTTTAAACGACACTCCAATTTTTCACAATCCATCGAAAAACAAACGATCCATGGAAGTGTGAAAAGTAATTCTATGTCCAGTGTCCAGTTCGAGAGAACTGGTGATCTCCTCAGTTATGTCTATCTCACGATGGATGACAATACACAAGCTCTCGATTCACAAAGGTGGGATAATATCATCGAGAAAGTAGAGCTTCTGATAGGGGGATCTGTGATTGACACCCAAGACTCTGTATTTACCGAAAATATTGCTGTAGATACTTTCGCACAAAACGTATCTAGAAGTGCTCAAGGTACACACCCGGGTATCTCGGCTAGGTCATTCTTTTACCCTCTCCGCTTTTTTTTCTGTGAAACACCACAGTCTGCCCTTCCGTTGGTGGCCCTCAATTACCATAACATAGAGCTCCGCATTTACTGGGGACCAGATGTTACTAACAAAAATATAGAACTGTTTGCGAACTACATCTATTTGGATAATGAAGAGCGTGGAAACGTAGCTTCTCGTAAACATGACATGTTAATAACACAAGTTCAAAAAAACATTGCTTCTGGAACAACTCTTCAAGAACTTACGTTCAATCACCCTGTGAAGTACATAGCATCTTCTAATACCACAACAAATAGCGCCCTTACTTCACCTACGAATAGGGTGAAACTCAGTATTAACGGTATGGATATTGGAAATTATAGGTGGGGTAAACCACATTTCATCGATGTGACTCATTATTACCATACTAACTTTGTGGCCTCCCCCGATTTTTTCTTGTATCCGTTTTGCCTGTCCACGAGTTCCCATCAGCCTACGGGTACACTGAATTTTAGCCGATTGAGTTCAGCTAAACTTGTGAGTGAAACTAAGAACATCGTAGACCCCTTATATGCCGTAAACTATAATATCTTGCGCATTGAGAATGGTATGGCGGGGCTTCTTTACGCAAATTAAAATACCATTCTATATTAAATGGTCAAGAATTTGCCGACTGTGGAACGTTCCACAAAAATTAGATTCGGTAAAAATTGTACCAATGACCAGGCAGAAAACACGATTGTGTTTAATGCCAGTGAATCGGAAATTGATACACCTTTTACGGATTCTGTATACATAACACCTCTACGTTTACGTACGGATCTATCAGATAGAAATATTAGTGTGTTGGCGTACAATCAAGTGACGAAAGAAATGATGGACTCTGGTGCGGTCGCCGAAGATATTCTTAATTTTACACTCGAAGCGGCCGTGATTAATGGAAATGTCACTGCAAATACCGTCTCATTCAACAATGTGGTCACCTCCGCTACAACACTTTCGAATGTTGGCATATCTAATAGTTTTCCAACTGATACACTTTCCGTGGGTTCTAAAGTATTTGTAAATGAAACCGCATCTAATACAGTGCGAATTTTAGGGAGCACATATATCCAAAATAATTTGGTGGTCGACGGGGATGCAACATTTAATGGACTCGTCACAACTTTACATTCGAACAATACTGTGATACGAGATGCGATATTGGAAATTGGTAAAGATAATGTAGTCGGGGATGCGTCACTTGATCTTGGTTTTGTAATGACACGCCCGGGTTCAAACATAGCCATGGGATATTTAGAAAGTTCAAATGAATTTGCGATTGGATATACACATTCGAGTGCCAATCACCATACGATTACACCTCTCACAACTCAAGATATTAACGTCCACGTGTACGGTCAAATTTTCACAGAATCCAATGTTGGTGTTATGAACACAAATCCTGTACATACTTTGGATGTGGGTTCTAATCTTTTTGTAGATGAGTTTGGGTCGAATATTTTGGTGGTCACTGGTAACACGAGTATTTCCGCAGACTTGACCGTTGACGGAGATACCTTGTTCGTAGATTCGGGTGTTGATAAAGTGGGTATTAATACATTGACCCCATCCGCAGAACTTCATGTCGTAGGTAATGTTTATGTGAGTTCAAATTTAACGGTTGACACAAATACACTCCACGTAGATGTTGAATCAAATAGAGTTGGTATAAATCAACTTAATCCCACAAAAGATCTCGATGTAAATGGAACAATAGCCGCTACTCGGCGTGTGGATAATTCTGGGTATGATCGTTTACTCATAGGTACAGATACGGGTGCCACCATTCACCCAAGTTCAAACGCACATCTCATTTCTTTGGGGTACCGAGCTGGTTATGAGCACCAACAATCCAACTCCATCGCCATTGGATACAAATCTGGTAGTGTCACACAAGCAGAATCTTCCATCGCCATCGGTGAAAGATCTGGTGAAACCAATCAAGGAAATAGTTCTATCGCCATCGGTGAAAAGGCTGCATATGAAAATCAAGCTGCATCTTCCATCGCCATCGGTGAAAACGCGGGTGGCCAGGATCAATTGGGTAATTCGATCGCCATAGGTAAAGATGCTGGTAGTCAAAATCAGGGTCAAAAATCCATCGCTATTGGTGATGGTGCGGGTAAGTTTAATCAAGGTGAAGGTGCTATAGCTATAGGGTACTACGCGGGGTATCCAACGGGTCAAGCTGCTGGATCTGTTATCATAAATGGTGGTATAGATGCGGCGGGATTTAACAATACGACTACACAAAACGCACTTTTTATCAATCCGGTGAGGAACGTGAACAATTCGAATATTCTCATGTACAACGCAGATTCCAAAGAATTTACATATGGAACGACTATACACAATACTGTCAATGTTTCCAATAACTTTACAGTCGATACAGATACACTTTTTGTTGATTCATTGAATGATTCCGTCGGTGTTAACAACGCATCACCAGATGCCAATCTTCATGTGGTTGGTAATGTCTATGTGAGTTCCAATCTTACAGTGGATCTAAATACTCTCCATGTAGATACAAACAAACATTTCGTTGGTATTGAAACAAATTTTCCCGATGCTACTCTTCATTTGATGGGTAATGCCTATATTTCCGAAGATCTTAC